AGCCGCGATACGTCGTCTTGGAAAACGTGTCAGCAATCCTTTCTAGAGGACTTGGAATCGTTCTCGGAAACTTGGCCTCGGCAGGGTATAACTGTGAATGGTGTTGCATACCAGCGTCGTTTATTAAAGGAGCCTGTCACCAGAGAGACCGGATTTGGATTATTGCCTACCCCAAGGGCAGCGAAGGGAATGGAAATGAGACTATCGAAAAATATGGCAAAGCTAGAACACAAGAAATATTTAGAGACAGAAATGGCGGCAAGAATACATACACATGGCGAAACACACCTCACGAACTCAAAGGAAATTGGAGAGAATGGAGTATTAAACCCGTCATTTGTCGAGATCCTAATGGGGTTCCCTCTAGGGTGGACAGAGCTAAAAGATTAAAGGCGTTGGGGAATAGTATTGTTCCTCAAGTTGCAGCGATACCATTAAAACGTGTACTTGATCTTGCTAATGCTGCGCAGGGTATTTAAATTGATTACGGACTGAACCCCTAGTCCTTAAATATAGTGGGTCGGTTTTAAAGAAGGTTTAACCCGAAAGGCACCGCATAAAAACCTTCACCAATTTTTTTAAGCCGAGGGATAGATACCCAACCATTCAATAAAGAATAGTCTGATCACGGGGCCGCCTTATTTACGCACACGCGCTCTTGTATTCGGCTGCTCCTCGGCAAAGAGAAACCCCTCCGAAGAGGGGTGTTTTTTATGTAAGAGCTAAGTAAGAAATTACAACGATTGAGATGATAGTCAATGATTTAAGTTCTTCTCTGCTGTTTTGATAAGCCTTAAAAAGTAAAGGCTTGTTGACTGAGTTGACATGAGTGATTTTCATTTACTTATCCTCCCAGCCCAAAAGTTTCCCAATTTGATCGTAAGTTTGTTGGCCCGAAGATGAAAACCTATCGTAATCCCAACCCATATCTTCAATCAATTTGAGTAGTTCTGCTCCTTCAGAATCTGTATGAAATTCATGTTTAATTTCAGATGCTTTGATTTTCATTTGAAACCTATTTGTAGTATTTGTCTTCAGCAGTGGTAGTTGCCCACCAACCAACAAGGTCATCACATGTAACTTGCTCTTCTTCTTTGTTTATCCAAGCCTTTCTTTTAGGCTTTAAATAATCGAGAAGTTTTGGGTCATCGCGTCTTACAGTTTTAAGATTGTTAGTTAATAAATAACACTGGGTTTCATATTGCAAAAACATAAGTCTGCAATTGTCCCAAATCCAATCTTTGATTTCTTGCAAGGCTTCTTTCCCTTCATATCCGTAGATATGTTCAGAGCCGCCAACACCTTCTTGGTCTACATAAGCAACTGTTTTGCCTCTTGATCCACCCTTACGGATTTCACAGTTGTATGAAACAAATCCATCTCTAGATAGTCTCATCTTTAGTTTGCAAATTTTAAAGGTCATTTTCCAAGTATCTCCATAAGGTCGAGGTCTAATATTTCGATGTCATAAGGAGGTTGTCTTTTGATTTCCTCCTCAAACATTTCAGCGTTTGGCCCTCTTTGAACGTGAACCTTAGTTATGCCCCAACCAAGCAAGTCATCTAATACTCTTTTACCTTTTGGGTTTAAAGCAGCAAAGACAACTGTCTTAGTTGGCTCATCGTACTTTTTAGCTAAATCAGCCAATTTAAAATCCTCAAATGATCAGTGCCTCTCGGCATTTATATAATAGCTTGATACTTAGGCTTAGGGGTAAACCCTTTACTATTTAAACATATTAAAATACATATTTCATCGCAAAACAAAACCCCTCAAGATTTTGAACCTTAAGAGGTAATTGTTGCTGACCTAATAAAACCAAAGGATCAGCCACTCATTAGGTAGAGGGGTTAGACAGATGGCGCTTTCGCAGTAAAAGCACACGCACAGGAACTATTACCCAAAACGAGAAGAAGGTACGCTCATCTGCAAACAGACACGCTTTCTTCCCTGACAAGAACCAGACTTTGTTCTTCGGGGTCTTCTTTGGCTTTCACAGATTAGCATTAAAGATTTACCAGTCAACCAAGTGATGATCAAGTCTCCAGAATATATCTTTCCACTTCTTATACAGCTCCACTTCTTTATTCAAGCCAGTAAATACTCCATGCCTTGGGTGTGACTTCTGATCTCTGCCATCTAGAAAAAACAGCCTCTCCATTCTTTCTGCTCTTTTTGCGTTCTCTTGCCTAGTAATTGGTTTCATTCGTACCTTTGATTAATGAGCGTTCTTCAAGTCGAGCAGTTGCAGTTTCTAGACGATTTAACCGAGTAAATATCTCAGTTGTAATATCGCCTTGTCTCTTTGCGCTCATCGCTGCCCAGGTAACTGCTGAAGCAATTAAGGCTGCTGTAAGCTCTGCCACTTTACGAATAAAGAAGTTCTTGCCACAATAATATAAATTAATGCTATGTCGCCGTATGTCTGAACAAGCAACAAAAACACCAGAGAACAAAAAGAAGAGTCCTCTTCAAAAACTAAAGGAAGGAGTTGACGACAAAGAAGAACAATTAGTAATTTTGTCTACATTCGTGAGGCTTGGAGTTGTCGTCTGGAGCGGATTTATCATTTCTTTAAATTATATAACTTTGCCTGCATTTGGGGAACAACCACCTAAAGATATAACCTTTGTAGCTTCAGTGTTCACAGGGGCTTTGGCTAGTTTTGGTTTGCAAACAGCGTCCAAAAAAGGCGACGGAACTTATAAGGCAGATGAGGAAAAAAGAAAAGCAGAAGCAGCGAATGGTTCAGTAACAACAATGAGATTTGAGACAGGGGTTAAAATTATTCCTATTCAACCAAGACAAGAACGTCTTGCCACTGATGAAATCACTCAACGCCCCATAGATCCTGAAACAGGCAAATTGACATGAAACGACTACTAATCCCCTTCGCTTTCTTTCTGGTTTCTATGCCAGTTAAGGCCGATATTCATCACACAATTTCAAAATCAACTTCTTTGAAAGTTAATGCCGCTGCTACTGCTAGTGAACGAATAGGTAGTAGTTTTTCTATTAGCGGCTCTGGGGTGGACGTAACGGATGGGACGACAGCCGGAACTTTGAGTGCTGGAACAATCACTTCAGGTATATATAACCCTGGAACGATTGCAGTAACGCAGAACGCAACAAGTGGCGAGGCGTTTAGTTTTAGCACCAGTTTCGTTCAAGGGGATGTAGTGCCAACAAGTGCTCCTAGTGTTGGAGCTGTACCAAATTTTTCAGACGTTACAAGCACAGCCGCAGGCACAGCAGGATCGCTGGCTGGCACGATAACTGATACAGCCGTGACGATCGTGGCTGGAGGCGCAGGCACAGAGGCAGTTGGGCAGATCATTAATGAGATTATTGTTAAGTAAATTAGCTTTGCTATTTATAACTTTTGCCCCACAAGTTAGGGCAGAGAAGATAGTGCCAAATTTTCAGCAAGGAGTTTTAAATAATCACACCGAGACGAAGACAATTCTAAAACGTGACCTGACTATTTATGAGTGGAATACAGGATATTCTCTGACTGTAGGCGGGGTCAACGTAAAACCATCAACAAATAATATTGCGCCTTCAGGATTTGTTAAAACACCTGGAACAGTATCAGGAGTCGCTACTACTTACGTCATGCCAGACCTATCAACCAAGCCTCAATATTCAATCGTTAACGAAGGTGCATCTTTTAGTTATTACGAAACACTAGAAACTCCAGGGATAAAATCTATGACAAAAATAATTGAGGAGCAAACCATAGAAAGTATTTCAGATAGCACTTCTACTTTTCAATGAAAAAATATTTATATTTAGCAGCATTAATATTCCCTCTTCCTTGTTATTCACAAAGCATAAACACATCATCCCAATCAACCGGGTCAGTGGTTAACCAGGCTGTGCAGGTCGTTCCTTCTCGCCAATTTCAATATCAATTAGGAGCCAATCAAGTTTGTCAGGGTGCAACATTAAATATATCACCATTCGTTAGTGCTACTAATAGCTTTGGTGCTCCCTATCAACCCTATTACTCTAGACCAGTTTATTCAACAAAAGATATAGTGGGTGCTATTGACGCTGATGGTAATGATATAGGAGATGGAGAACCTGACGAGCCAACAAAAATAATTAGAACAGAACAAGTAAGAACAGGTATGCAAGAATCAAATACAAGTTTAAATGCTGGAATCACAGCTACATTTTCAATACCATTATCTTTTAAATACCAGAAGATGTGCAGGCGTGGAATGGAAAGACAAGTCGAATTGTATGAGGCTTCTTTAGCTTCAAAACGGTTAAATTATGAGATGTCAAGATTAGCGAGTTGTGGAAAATACATCAG